TCACTGCTCGCATGCGCGAGGCGGAACGACGGGAACAAGCAGCAATTGAATATGCAAAAGGACTGCAAACCCAGACCCAGACGCTTCAACAAAAACTGGTCCACACAGACTACAGCCGACTGAATGAGGCTAAAACACGGCTTGATACCCAGCAAACGGCGCTAAAGTCTATTATTCGCAAGGCCCGTGAAGAGGGCGACATTGATACAGAGACGGAAGCCAGCCAACGTTTGACGGATTTAACCATGGAGCAGCGTCAAGTTGCGGGGTGGTTACAGACTCAAGAACAGCAGGTTCAAGCCTATCAGCAGCAGCCCCAGCAACAGAACTACCAGCAACCAGCGCCGGTTTATCAGCCGCCTCAACGGGCCGCTCCTAGCCCGCAAGCGGAAGAATGGGCAGAGCGCAATCCTTGGTTTGGCCAAGACCGTGTAATGACCTATGCCGCATGGGGCATACATGAAACGTTGGTGAGTCAAGAAGGTATTGACCCCAGTTCTGATGAATACTATACTGAGCTCGATCGTAGGCTCCAAACGGAGTTTCCAAGTCGTTTTCAGAACTCAGGTTCTGCTTCTCAAATCAGACAACAGCGTGCCGCGCCTGCTGTTGCCCCTGCCAGCCGGAGTTCCGGAATTAATAGTGCGCGCAGAACTGTCCGGTTATCGCCGAGTCAGGTTGCCATTGCAAAAAAACTGGGTGTACCTCTTGAAGAGTATGCTAAGTACGTAAAGGAGTAAGTCATGGTTGAAAAAGTCACTATCGATAGAGCCGCTCGTTCTTCCGAAACTCGGGAAAAAGAAACTCGTCGCAAGCCTTGGAGTCCTCCTTCGCGCTTAGATGCACCACCTGCCCCTGAGGGGTATAAGCATCGTTGGCTTCGCGCAGAAGTCAATGGAAATCTTGACAACCAGAACATCTACAGCAAACTTCGTGAGGGATATGAACTTGTCCGTCTCGAGGATCTTCCTGAAGAATATCGAGGCATGCTCCCAACGATGGACGACGGCAAACATGCCGGAGTTGTTTCTGTTGGAGGACTTTTACTCGCTAGGATCCCAGATGAAACGGTTGATGAGAGAAATGCTTATTTCCGTAAGAAGGCGCAGGACCAGTTACATGCGGTAGACAACGAGATGATGCGTGAGAACGCACACTCTTCAATGCGGCTTCAGGCTCCAGAACGGAGTTCTCGCACAACATTCCGTCAGTCGTAAGACTGATAACTTCAATTTTTTAGGGGATTTAAATGGCTAATATCGATAAAGCCTTTGGTCTGCGTGCAATTGGTAATCTTTCAGCTACTGGTGCTCAAAAGCAGTATGGCTACGAGATTGCTGATAGTCAGGCCGGGACAATTTTCCAAGGTGACTTGGTTGCGCTTTCAGGGGGTTTCATTACTAGGTTTCTTCCAGCTTCACACACTGCTGCGGTAGGCGTGTTTAACGGTTGCAACTACATTGATCCCACTACAGGCAAACCAACTTTTAAGAACTACTATCCGGGCTCTGTCAACATCACAGCAGGCAAGATCATTGCTGATGTGATTGATGATCCTAATCAGTTGTTCTTGGTTCAATGTGATGAAGGCTTTGTGGCGGCTGACGTAGGTAAAAACGCTGATGTCGTTGGCACAGGCGGTAGCACTACTTCCGGCATCTCCACCATGGAGTTGGACTCAAGCACGCTTGCTAACTCAGCAGCATTGAACTTGAAGGTCGTTGGCTTGTACAACGATGTCAACAATGAGTTCGGCACTAATGCCGTGGTGGTAGTCAAGATCAACGAACACGTGTACGGTAGTGCAGGTGTTGCTGGTCAATAAGGAGATAAATCATGGCAATTACCCGTTCCCAACTGGTTAAGGAACTTGAGCCCGGACTGAATGCTTTGTTTGGTCTGGAATACAAGCGTTATGAAAATGAGCATGAGCAGATTTTCTCTATTGAGACATCTGACCGTGCTTTTGAAGAAGAGGTCATGTTGACTGGCTTTGGTTCTGCCCCTGTGAAAACAGAGGGTGCTGGCATGGCATACGATACCGCTCAGGAATCGTTTACCGCTCGGTACACGCATGAAACCATCGCCATGGCGTTTGCGCTAACAGAAGAAGCGATTGAAGATAACCTCTATGATCGTTTGTCTGTGCGCTACACCAAGGCACTGGCCCGTTCCATGTCCAACACCAAGCAAGTAAAAGCTGCTTCCGTGCTGAACAATGGTTTCACTGGTGGTGCTTTTGCAGGCGGCGACGGCGTGGCTTTGATGTCCACCGCTCACCCTACTGCAATGGGCCCTGACTTTTCAAATCGTCCAACAGTTGCTGCCGATTTGAATGAAACCTCATTGGAACAAGGCATCATTGATATTGCTGCATTCACTGATGAACGTGGATTGAAAGTAGCATTGACCGCCCGCAAACTGGTTGTTCCAAAAGAACTTCAGTTTACTGCTGAGCGTTTGATGAAAACTTCTTTGCGTGTTGCAACAGCGGATAACGACATCAATGCGATTGTGTCCATGGGCTTGATCCCTGAAGGCTATGTTGTCAATCACTACTTGACAGACACTGATGCGTTTTTCTTGTTGACTGACGCACCTAATGGCCTGAAGATGTTCAACCGTTCACCTGTCAAGACTGCTTTTGAAGGCGACTTTGAGACAGGTAACGTTCGTTACAAGGCCCGTGAGCGCTACAGCTTTGGCTTCAGCGATCCACGCGGTATCTACGGTTCTCCCGGCGCTGCATAAGCGGCTGGAAAACATGAAAAAGGGGCCTTGTGCCCCTTTTTCTTTTGGTGTATATTGAGCACATTCCGGGCTTTCCGGTGTATCTGACAGTCCCGGCTGACGACATGCAGACAGATACGCCTAACTTGCATGTAAGGAAAAAATCATGGCATTGACCACCTTCTCCGGCCCAGTTGCTTCGCAAAACGGCTTTCTCACCACAATTTCTAATTCTTCCACTGGTGCCTCCGCCTTTAACGCGAACACCACTGCCGTCACAATGACGGGTGCTGGCGGCACGGGCGGACGCACCTTGTTCCAGATGGACACTAACGTCGCTCTGGGTTCGTTTTCTAACGCTCTGAAAGCCGAAGTCACTTACGGTGCTACTGGTAGCACGACTGGTCTAGGTTCAGCCTTTGTTGCTGAGTTGACCCTTTCTGCCGGTACCTCTTCTGGCACCTACTCCCCTGTTGAAATCGAGTTGAACGCTGGTTCTGGTGCTTCTACTGGCACAACAACTTCGCTGATTTACGCTTCGGTTAACGGTACAGGCAAAGCGACTGTCGATACCAACGGCTATTTGTTGAACTTGGCCGGTGTCACTGTTGCGGGCGCTAAGTTGGCTGCAACTGGCACGATCACCAACGTGAATGAAATCACCCACGGCCTACGTGTCAAGATTGCAGGTAGTGACTACTACCTCTTGGCTGCTACTGCCGCTAACTTCAACGCCTAATGGCTGCGTTGGACGAGGGATACCTGATGGGTTTGAGGAATCAGGCACTTGAGCAAAGGCAAAAGTATCTGGACCTCATCCAACAGGCAAACGGGGCAATTGCAATGGTGGATGTTCTACTGACCGAAATCAGTCGTATGGACCCTCCTGATTCACGGACACAGAGTACAAAAACGGGGGAATGACATGAGCAACAGCAATATTCAGGCAGTCACAAAGACTGCTGATGGCCATGCAGTTGCGGGCCGCACAAGAGTAGCTGGTATTTACTTCACAAACACCGCTACAGCCGCGTCTTTTTCCCTGAAGAACGGCAGCACTACCGCAGGCACAGCCCTGCTGACCATTGTTACACCTGCTGCGGCTGGAGCTACTGACCTTATCCTCCCGGATATGGGAATTCTCTTTGACTCAGGGGTGTTTATTGATGTTTCCAGTGCTGAAGTTACCAGCGTGACACTGTTGTTTTATGGTGGGGCAGCGCAGTAATGGCTAAAAAGACCCCCTCCCTTTCGGTCGGTCGCGGCGAGAAATTGCCCGTCTCCAAGGGGGCGGGCTTGACTGCCAAAGGCCGTGCAAAGTACAACGCGGCAACGGGCAGCAATTTGAAAGCCCCGCAGCCTGAGGGCGGTAAGCGCAAGGACTCGTTCTGCGCGCGCATGAGCGGCATGCCGGGACCGATGAAAGACGAGAAGGGTAAACCGACTCGTAAGGCCGCCGCCCTGGCGCGATGGAAGTGCTGACATGGAGATGATGGTATGGAACATCGTTTTGACAGCGGTAGTGGGCCTCATGGGGTTTTTGCTTAAAGGCAAGTTCGACGAGCTGTCCAGGCTCGGAATTTTGCTTAACCGCACACGCGAAGAGGTTGCCAGGGACCACATCACGCGCAGGGAAGTGGACGATCGAGTTGAGAAACTTGTTGTCCACATGGATCAACGGTTTAACCGAATCGAGCAAAAGCTCGATGACATGCAAAAAGGACGGATGACATGAAAGCACCGATGAAAATGGTCAAAAAAGGCGGCAAATCAGTGCCTGCTTTTGCGGCCGATGGCGTTGGCAAAATGAAAAAAGGCGGCGCGGTAGGCATGCACAAGATGCCTGACGGCAAGATGATGAAAGACTCTGACATGGGCGACAAGATGGGTCGTGCTGTCAAACGTAAAACGGCCGACGTCAAGGGCCGTGCAATGAAAAAAGGAGCATGATCATGGCTGGTAAAGGAATGGGTTGCGCCACTCGTGGCGGCGGTGCTGTTGAAAGCGGCCCTGCAAACAAGGTAATGTCCGAAACAAGCAAGACCACTGGTCCTGTTCGCATGAAAAAGGGCGGCATGGCCAACAAAGGCGGCATGAATGAGCACAAGCGCATGGCCATGGGCAAGCCCATTGGCAAAATGGGCGGGGGCATGATGGCCAAGGGCTACAAAAAAGGCGGAGCAGCCTGCTAAATGGCCACATCAGGCACCACCACATTCAACCTGTCGATTGACGACCTGGTTGAGGAAGCATTTGAGCGCTGTGGCATGCGGCCAACCAGTGGGTTTCAACTCACCTCGGCCCGCCGATCGCTCAACTTGCTTTTCCTTGACTGGGCCAATCGCGGGCTGAACCTGTGGACAATTGAGCAGGCCACTTTCCCGTTGACCGCTGGCGTCAACGAGATTGCCTTGGACGAGTCGGTTGTCAATGTGCTTGAGGCGGTCATTCGTCAAAACAACCAAGGCACCAACACGGATGTGTACATTGAGCGCATCAGTCGTGAGGACTGGCTCAACGTGCCTGACAAAACAACGCAGGCTCGCCCTGCGCAGTTTTATGTCGAGCGCACCACCATCCCCAAGGTGTACTTTTACCCTGCCCCGGCTGCTGGGTACACGTTTGTGTATTACCGCATTCGCCGTATCCAAGACGCAGGAAGCTATGTCAACACGGCGGACGTGAATTTTCGCTTCTTGCCTTGTTTGGCGTCCGGCTTGGCGTACTATCTTTCTCTGAAGTTTGCTGCTGATCGCGCTGCGGCGCTCAAGGCGATTTATGAGGAAGATTTCCAGCGCGCCGCTCTGGAGGATCGCGATACTGCAAGCGTGCAGTTCGTACCGGACATGGGGGTGTGACATGGCTTTTGCGTCAGGCATGCTCTCCTATGGGCTGTGCGACTACTGTGGCCAGCGCTACCGGTACAACACCCTGCGCAAGAATTGGCGTGGCTTTATGGTGTGCCCAGATGACTACGAGCCAAAAGAGCCGCAGCTTGAGCCCTTACGCTACAAAGGCGATGCCATTGCGTTGCGCGATCCGCGTCCCGACCGCATCGAGCCTGTGTCCGTCTTTGTTGGCGCACCAGGCTTTACCGCTTTTCAAAGCTATGGCAGTGTGCGCGGTGGCACTAACATGCAGCCGTACGTACAGGACCAAGCGCTCATCGCGCAAGGTGTTGTTGGATCAGTGACTGTGAGCATTTCATGACCTACGACGAACTTGTCACCAACATCCGAAACTACACCGAG